CAGGAACTTTGCAAACATTCCGGCGCAAATACCAGCGACCGAAGGGTTCACAAAAGAGTTTTTAAGTAAGAACCCAAACGCAAAGCCTCCAAAGTATGAAGCTCTACAAGAAGGCGATAAAGTAGTAACCAAGCCAATAGAGCTTGATGTATATATATCAATGGGTAGCGGACTACCTAAGAATCCAGCCTTTGTGTGGAACATGATAGAAAAGCTTTCACAGCTTATGGTACTAGATACAGACGAAGCACCACCAGCGCCTAAGCCAGCTATTAGTTGGGTAGAACTTAGAGACTTCCTTAAGAATATTCTGGGTATTCCGATTAAAACTGATGACCAAATGAAAAAATTCGTCGAGCAAATGAAAGCAGTCCAGGCAGCGCAGCTTCAGAAAAACATGAAGTCCGGTATACCACCTACAGGTCCTAGCCCTATGGGCGCTGAAACACCAGGAGGTCCTGGTGGAAACCAACCAGAAGAGCAGCCAGGCACTATGGGTATGACAGCTGGAAGTGCTGAGAATATGCAGGCTAATCCAGCAGTAACACAAGGAGGTATGTAATATGCCATTAAAAAAAGGAACATCGAATAAAACTGTAGGTAAGAATATTAAGAAGCTTAAAGAAGAAGGGTATCCACAGAAACAAGCTGTAGCCATAGCATTAAATAAAGCAGGGAAAAGGAAAAAGAAATGAATAGCACTAAAAATCACCATGATGTAATTAAGTATTGCTTTGACGGAAACAAGCACTTAAAGAAAGTACTATCCGACAAGCAAATACTTGATATGACTGTAACTGAGAATAGATTCCCTTTTACTAAGTTACCTGTATGCGGTCATTGTGAAGGATTAGGATTATGGAGCTATGACCCTATAACTAAAAACCCGGTAGGTATATGTAGGGCTTGTGGAACTGTAACTAAAAAGCCTATTACTTACTCGACATATCTTGCTACAGGATATGATGTTGATACTACAGGGGATACCTTTAGAAAGATGCTGCTTAAGGACCGAAAAAAAGAAGAATTGAAAAGACAGCTTATACTACCTGATTTCAAAAAGTTAGATAGAGGTGATTAGATGGACGAAATAAGTTTTAATGAGCTTATGGGTAAAGTTGAGGAAACCCAAACATTGTATGCTACAAATACAGATAAAAAAATAATACTAACAGATACTCAGACATTATTAAAATACCCTTATAAGACTACATCTTGTGAAAGACTTTATAGGATAGAAGACTTTGGTTTAACGGATAGATACTTCGGTGGTCAAGCTTATAAGCTTGCTAAAGTAGCTAAAAGACCGTATTTATTAATAGTTAATAAGTTCGATATGACAATAGGTATTATGATTCCGATTGAATGGTTAAAGGAATTAACAGTACCAGAGCTTAAAATCTTATGTGACAAGTATAAGATAGAATACAGTAAAGAGCATAAAAAAGATGAACTTATAGAAATGTTAAAAAAATAAGTTGACAAATATTTTGCGGTTATATAAAATCGGAGTAGATACAATTCCAGATAGGGGAATAAACCTATTTCTACTCCATCCTGGAGGTTAAAATGGATAATCAAAAAGACAATGAAATATTAAAAGACAACGAGGATGTTAAAAGTCCAGAAGATACAGATACAGATGTTGATAATCTGGACACTTCTGATTCTGACGAGATAGATAGTCAGGAATCTGCTGAGGATGTAGTGCCGTTAGCCACGCACTTAGACCTCAAAAACAAGTATAAAGCCTTGAAGAGAAAACAAGCAGAACTCGAAGAGAGCCAGCTTGATTCAGAAGTAAAGGCAAAACAAGACGAAGTCTACCAAGAATGGATAGACAAAGGGTTCGATGATGATACATCAAAGCAAATGGCGGCTACCATTGCGAAAATGTATCAAGAGCTGAACAAGTCTAAGAAAAGCTCTTATGATGACTTTATAGACGCTGAAATAGATGAATTAGCTACTCACTATGAAGACGCTAAAAGTTATGATAAAGAGATAAGAAACCAGCTTGATAAGGCCAAAAAGCTGGGTATAGAATTAACCACCGAGGAAGCGTATCTAATGCAAGTTGGTGTAAAAAATAAATTTAAAGAAAATAAGATTGCCTCAGAACGGAAGTTAAGTATCCAGAGCCAGGGGAGAAAACCCAGTACGCCTGATGCTAATTCCGGAGGCAAGATAAATAAGGTTTCGGAGTTATCCCCGGATGATAAAAAAGCCTTAGAGCAATTACAGGCACTACAGCCAAAAGCCGGCTGGGACGCCAAAAAGTTTTTAGAAATTATGAAAAGGTAGCAGAAGGAAGTTAAAACCCTCTGCTACCTTTTTGCTATAAAGGAGGGTTTTAAAATGCCTGCAAATTATTTTAATCCTAGAGGCGAATATTGCGGTTTAGTATCAGCTCTTGTTGGTTCAACAGACACCATAAATTCTTCAGATGTTGGAAGATTGGTAGCTAAGAGTTCTAACAATGTTATATTAAAATCCGGTGGTAGTTCATTTAGTACGGATTTAATCGCTGGTATTATAGCTGCGGTTCCAGAAGCTTCTAGTGGAGGTTCAACAGTACCAATTTATATTTCAAAGTTAAATCCTGAGTATGAGATTGAGGGTACATATACTACTGCTTACGGTGGAGGACATCCAGCGACTACAGATATAGGAAAGTATGTTGGTTTATCATCCGCGGCTTCTTTTGCCGGTGCTGTATTAGACATGCAGTTTGTATCAAATGCGCCAGGCACAAGTAATGGATGCTTTTTAAGAATCTCAGGCTTTTCAACAAATCGTAGAAAAATTTATGGATATCCAGCAGTTAATTCTAGCTGTTTATCATGGTAAAGGGGGGTTTAATACATGGCTTATATGATTACTACTGACATTAGTAGAATGCTATTAGCAGGTCAGAAAAAAATATTTTTCGATAACTTAGATTCATATCCGAAAGAATATGACGCCTTTACTACTGATGAATCAGCGACTAAACAGACAGAGACTTATGATACTCTTGGTAACTTAAAAGCAGCACAGGAAAAAGTCGAAGGTGGAAACATAACTTACGGCAAAGTAACACAGGCTTACCAGACTAGTATCACTAATAAAACTTGGGCGAACGGTTTTGAAGTAACTGTTGAAGCTACAAAGTACGATTTATACGGATGCGTGAACAGTATAAAGGCTAAAGAGTTAGCCAGGACCATGTTGGAGCTTGAGGAAGCGAACGCCGTCTATTGGATAGATAACATAGCAACAGTTAACTTAGCTGATGGTGTGCCTTTAGCTAGTAACAGTCATCCGTTGGTTGACTCAGCGAGTACAAACGATACGCTAGCTGCTGCGGGTTCTATTGCTGACCCAGATAACCACATGGGCATGATTAACATGTTTTACGACTTCAAAAACCATGCTGGCGGTCCAATGATAGCAAGACCTAAGAAAGCGTTAACACACTATGTTAACCAGTTCACAGTAGAAGAAGTTTATGGTAGTACACTTAAAGCTAACGAAATGAGTAATACTAAAAATGTATTACCTAAATTAGCATGGAACTACTCAACATACATGAGTTCAAGGACAGCTTATATGATGTGGGATGATAAGTTCACTCATATTATTATGCAGTGGTTTGCTAGAACTATGTTTGATGCTGATACTGATAAAGTTTATACAAAAAATATGTATTTTAATGCTATGAGTATGTATAACTCAGGATGTTTACCATCTATCGGTATTGTTTACAATCCGGGTGCATAAGGAGGTATACTATGCCTAAGAATGTTATAGGAAGTACGCTCAGTACTTCATTTCATGGTTCTACAGACCATAAAATAATATCAAGTTCAGGCGCTATGTACTTTAGACATTTACAAGAAACTATAGCCTGGACAAGTGGTGGGCTTAGTCCATCATCTGCTAGTCCTTATGGGGTTACGTTTATCAGCATGACTGGTACTGACCCTTCGACTAGTCCATTGACGTTAACACTTGGAGCACCAGTACCAGGCTGTCATAAGATAGTTGTACTAGGGTCTACAGCTGCTTATATCAATACGGTTGATATAGACTTAGGTTCAGGCGTTAGGGTTGATGGTACAAGTGACGGAAGGTATATTGCCTTTTCATCTCTTGGAACAGATTATCAGTCCGTTAGTCTAGTTGGTTTAACAACAGCAAAATGGGCTGTAGTTAGTGTAAATAGTACAGTAGGACAGTTTAACGCAGCTAACGGAATTAGAGTATCAACAGCTGCAAGAACTAGTTAATATAAGGGCCTTTTGGTCCTTATATGTACTTGGAGGTTTAGCATTATGCAGAGACGTAATACGCTAAAAAAAGAAGGCGCTTATAGGATAAGAAGAAAGACGAGTTATATATTAGATATATTAAACATTGTTAGTTCATGCGTGCTCGGATTTAGTTACTATAAGTTAACTAAATTATATACAGGACCTTGTATGTTAGTTAAGCGAGCATCAGACCTCGCTGAGTTAACAGTAGGTTTTGTAGGAGATTATATAGACTCTGTTGCTGTTTCTACTTTTGGAGCAGGAACAGAAGTACGCTGCAAGACTTGGTATAATCAAAGTCAGGTTGCAGGCGTGCAGAATGGTGTGCAGAATACTTGGGCGAGCATGCCTGTTATATATGCAAGTGGTGCGTTTAATGATGATGGGCTATATTTTAATAGCAAAGAATTACTAGTTAGTAATGATGGTTTTGGTATAGCTTATCAGCTATCTTGGTATTTAAATATTAAGTGTGATGATTATACATTTAATTCGAGGGCATTTATAAAATTACATGCGTCTGGCTATACTATTTCGACAGCATTTAGAGCAACAGGGTATATCTGGAATGTTGCGCAAAATGCTACATACTACTATGACATAGATAACAGAATAGGAAATGAAATAGACGCTAGTAAAATGAGTATATGCGCGGTTTATGACGGCGTTTCTATGACACAGTATAAAAATTCTGCGCTTATATTTTCCGTAGCAGCAGGTGGTGGCGGTAATATTGTCAATGATACAGGTATAGTATACATAGGTTCAGGAAATGCAAGTGAATTTTTAATTGGAAACATAAAAACGCTAATCGTTACAACTTCGGTTTTAAATCAAAGTCAAGTAGCTTTATTAGGAGGTGTATAAAAATGAATTATTCTCTTTACACAGCAGAAACAAAAGAACAAGCTTTACAAAAAGCAAATCAAAACTTAGCTACACTGAATGCAAACTATCAAGCTATATCAGGTGAAGCTAATGGTAACTTTTGTAATGCTCCAACAGAGCTTACAGCTAACCCAATAATTAACAATGTTACATACTACTACGGGTTTGAAGAGCCAATGGAGTGTATCCGAGAAGGTTATGCCTGCGATTTGGTCGCAGAGTTTCAACAAAATTGGATACTGCCGGTAGAACCATAAAGCTAGGAGGTGGTCTAATTGTATAATAGGCCAATGTTTAGAAGAATACGTAGCATAGTAACAGAACGTGTTATATCTACGGGCGCTTCTACAGACTATAAATTAACTATTATAAATTCATCTAATATATGTACAGTACCAGGTAATACTACAAGGTCTTTCGGTACAAATTATGATGTTACTATAGAGGCTACATCTGGCGCTGTGTACATACTGCCAGAGTCAACAGCCGAACCTACGTCTAACAATGCTTTTAAAATACCAGAAGGTGGAATACTTGACTTAAAAGTTAAATCATTTTTGTCGATTAAGGGTGATTCTACAACAGCTAAAATGCAAGCGATTATATGGGATTAAGGAGTGGTAACTGTGTACTACAGGAGATACCAAAGGCCTTATGTTACGAACCTGGGTAGCCCATATCAAAACTTCATTAACTTAACTGGAAACCCAAGTGTTAAAGGCATGTTAGTAGCAGCTTCAACGGTAGCAGAGAGAGCTTTTAGAGTACCTACTAATCCCTTTGATGTTATAGGTGTAGTAGTTGAAGATGGGGTAGCTAATGGTAACCAAACAAAAGTAGTTACGGCTGGACTTGCAGAAGTGCTTATAGCGCCAGATACTACGTGTGGCTTTGCAGGGTGGATAAGAGCTTTGTCTGATAACTACGGTTATGCTGTGAATACCACAGACCCAGCAGGTGTTAGCGCTATAGCTGCTGCCGACCATTTTAAAGAGATAGGGCATAGCTTCTCAAAAATAGCTTCTACAGACACTAACAGATTAGCGCTAGTAATGGTGCATCCGTTATAAAGGGGGTGAGCATGTGGCTACAATACAAAGCGTTATTGATTATGTAGATGAGGTAATACCTAATAAAATAAACTCTACAACTAAACTTAAGTTTGTCTCAGACCTTGTAGGCCGCGGTAGCGAGTTCTACAAGTTTAACTATGCCCTGGCTACTTATGAGTTTAAAGCTAGCTCTTCTAGTGCTGAATACAATTTACCGGCTGGTGTAAACGCGATGGATATAGTCTATGTAGGTGTGTCTGGAACTACTTATAACTCTACCAATCTAACTAAGTCTACGACTCCTTTTACTGAGTACAAGTATGTAGGCATTGATGACTTAACAGCGGGTAAGACCGGTTGGAGCGATTATACGTCGCAGATAACTTTCGGTTCTAAATTTGATAATAGCTACCAGGCTAAAATAGTCTATAAGCCATACTACGGTGGGTATACAGCATCTTCAGACACAACGACTATCCTAGATGTAGATACGCCACTCATAGAGTATTTACAGGCTAAGGTAGCAGCTAAGGTATGTAAGTCAATGGCTTTTCCAAGAATAGACCTGGCAAACAACTATGAACTTGAAGCCAACGAAAAACTGGCTAAAGCTAGAACAAACTATTTCAGATACAAGAGAAAAACATCCAGGCAAAATATCTCATATAGGGATTGGTGGTAAACATGGCTTATTGGAATGAAATAGGAACTAAAAAAATCCAGGTATCTATGGCATTTGGTAAAGGCATAAACAGCTACAACGACCCGCTAGACATAGCAAACGACGAACTACTTGATAGCCTTAACATGTGCGCTGATGATTACCCAATGATTCGTACACGAAACGATAGAGCCAACGCAGCTTTGCCTCAGTCAACACAAGGTTTATATGGTATAGGCAATAGGGCAGGTAGTTATGTACATGTGCTAAACGGCAACACATGGCAATATGGCCTACCTGAGTCTACCGCATGGACAGAAATTTCAACGGCTATAACAGGCTTTGCCCAAGCGAGCTTTATAGAGTTCAATACTCAAACAGCCAAGTATACCATACTGGCTCACTCTACCGGAACTGTGTATAACAGCTATTGGGATGGTACAACGTACTCTACCTTCGCAGACACTAACTGTCCGAGATCCAACTTATACACTGTACATAGATACAGGCTTTATGGGGTTGATAATGACGGCAGGACTCTTAAGTACTCTGCACAGGGTTCTATAACAAACTGGACACTAAGCAACGACGCCGGATACATAGACATAACCGAAGCCAGAGGTAAGATAAAAGCTATAACCACTTATGCTGACCATCCGATTCTGTGGACTGACAACTCAATGCATGAAGTTTACGGCTCTGCGCCTGATAACTTCGAGCTGGTAAACGTCTCTAACAAAATAGGCTGCTGTTCCAGGTTCGCATACGCTGAATCAGACGGAAAGCTGTTTTGGATGGACTACACAGGTATATACATGTATACCGGAGGTCTGCCAAGACAGATAGCCTACAAGGCTAACGGACTACTAGAACGTATAAACTGGGTATATGCGCATCTGATATGTGCAGGGAGTAAAGGTCCTAAGATTTATTTCTCAGTACCGCTGGATGGTAGTACAGCTAATAACAGAATCATTGTTATCGATATCATAAACGAAAAGCGTGGCGCTAACTATACCGTATCCCTAGAGGATGGTAACTTCTTGGGGTACGTTAACATAGATGAGGAAGTATACGCTCTATCAGGAGCAGGCCATGTAGTGAACATGCACACTACAGGCAAGACAGGTCTTGATAACTCAACGGCTATTAACTGGTCTATGGAGACTAGACCGCTTACGGACGAGCTTTACCTAGAATCTGCTGTCAGAGACATATGGTTACAACATAGTGGTACTACAAACGCAACAATGACATTTGGTTATACTACAAACACAGACTCGACTACATTTACTCAAATGGCGGCCAGTAGTGATTTCTGGCACTCTTCGCATATTAGTAGAAAGCGGTTATTACCTACATCTACACAGCTGCAAGGGATGCAGTTCATGAAGTTTCAGATAAAAGGTACAGGACATAAAAAGATATCAGGGATGCAGCTAAACCTGATAACATGGGGTGATATTCAGTGATGAAAAAAGATTTACTCGGAAGTATTCCGAGTGCTAGCAAGTATAAGAAGCAGATAGATAACGTAATGACTAAGAGTAAAGGCCTGGTAAGGTCTAAAGCGCCTAAAGGCGTTAAACTTACGTCAACTACTAGTACTACTAAGCCTATGAACGCAGATAGGATTAAGGGTATGGTAACTAAAGCTAAGGATAATGCTATGAACCTTAGGAATAAGATAACTAGTGGTATGGCGACAGGTACAGCCACAAACAAACTAGCTAAGATAAAAGCCATGACCGATGAAGCACGTAAGATGGCTAAACCCTCTATAAGGAGAAGGAAAAATGGCGGACTTAGCTAACCAGATTTATAGTTTCTCTGAGGATGGCATCATAAGGCTTCAAAAAGACCTAGATTACATGCTAACTCACTTAGACGATAACAACGTCAGAAGGCTCTACACAGAGTATTGTAACATACAGTCAGAAGAAGGAGAGACTCGCATTGACGGGCCTCTTCTTGTAATGACCGGAAAAGGCTCTACAACCATTAGGCTTAAGGCTGGATGGGATACAGCCACTTCCGAGTTTGTGTTTAACTTGTACGCTGAGGATGGTTCGCCTACAATAGAACTGGACTCTACAGGAGACGCAGTCATGAGAGGTAGCATAAACACAGGTAAAA